AATAAAAACAATTCCATTTATAACCTTTATAACATTGACAAAGAAAAACCAGTCGTTGTACTAGAAGGACCAATTGATAGTATGTTTATTGAAAATGCAGTTGCTACAATAGGATTGGGTATTTCAGCAGATATGACTAAAACTATGGAACAGTTTAAAACATATTTTATATTTGATAATGATAAACCGGGTAGAAGTATGGCTAAGAAATATTTAGCCAAAAAACAAAAAGTTTTTATGTGGAAAAAGTTTATTAAGGATTATAGGTTGCCTAAATCTATTAAAGATATCAACGATGTTTTCATTCTACTAAATAGAACGAAGGCATTTACTTTTAGTGCATTAGAAGAATACTTCACTGACAGTAAATACAGTTTGATACATATTTAAGGAGAATTAATATGGCAATGAGATCAGAAGTTCAAGAAGCAATTAGTGCGTTTAACGATTACAAACTAAACTTAGAAGTATATCAAAAGAATGGTGATGGTTGGCCAACAGATGTAAATACTTCTTTAGCTACATTTAAGAAAAAACTAGCACAATGCACACAAGCTGAGCGAAATATTTTAAGAACTCAGTTGGTTTAATAATGTTAGTTATAGCTGGTATGGATTTATCAATAAATTCTTCAGGCATAGTAAAGTTTTATCTTGATGAGAATTTTAATGTTATCAAAAAAGATTTTATAGGCTTTACTACTGTTAAGAAGAATGAACGTGATAATGTCGTTCACTATAAGAAAAAACAGTTCAATCACTATTTTGATCAAAATCATTTCATGTTGGATAACATTATTGATTTTGCTCAAGATGTTGATATCTTAGCAATTGAAGATTATGCGTTTGCCGCAACTGGTAGATTATTTCATATTGGTGAGTTTATTGGATTGATAAAACACAAATTATATAGCCTTGGAAAAAAGATTCGTTTATACGATCCTGGTACTATAAAAATATTTGCGTCAGGGAGAGGAAATTGTGATAAAATCACTATGTTTGAGAGTTTCCTTACCTATAATAACAATGACAGTAAAATAGACATCTCGGATTTACCTATTGTAGAAACTACTAACGGCAAAAGTCCAACTTCAGATGTAGTCGATGCTTTTTTCATAGCTGAATTGCTAAGAACTGAGTTAGGATTACGTGCTGATGCAGTTGCTTTAACTTCCTTAGAAGATAATGTTAGAAAAGTATTTGAACGGATTACAAAAGCTAATCCAACTACAATATTAAAACGAGATTTCATAGCACAAGGCTGATAGATGAAAAAAAACAAATTGAGCAGTTTTATAACTCGGTTGAAGAAAGAAGAATCTCGCAAGACAGTTGTGATCATTGATGGTCACAACTTAATGTTTAGAACTGTTAATATTGCAAACAGTATTAATGGACCTGAAGAGGATTTTAACACTTGGAAATACTTCATGTTGCACAATGTCATGGATTATGTTAAACAGTTTAAACCTGATCAGTTAATTATCGCTTTTGATGATAGAAACTATTGGAGGAAGGATTATTATCCTGAGTACAAAGCACATCGTAAAGCAGCTAGGGCAAAATCAGCAATTGATTTTTCTAAGTTTTTTCCAATAGCAAATGATTTTAATGAAGAGTTGAGTCAAGCATTAGACAATGTTTATTTCCTTAAAAAAGATAAATGTGAAGCGGATGATATTATCGCTGTATTAACCACTGATGTTTTTCAAGATTGGAACGTGATTAATATTTCAACTGACCAAGATTTCCATCAACTTATGGAAAATGATAATTATAAACAGTATGAACCGATTAAGAAAAGATTTTCTAGTTGTCTTAATCCAAAAACAGCACTCCAAATCAAAATATTGGCTGGTGATAGAAAGGATAATATTCCTGGTGTTAAACCTAGATGTGGTCCTGCTACTGCACAAAAAATGTTAGATTCTGGTTTAGATGAAATATTTGCAGAAGATTCAACTATTGAAGAAAATTATACTCGTAACAAAGTGTTAATTGACTTTGCAATGATACCGCACGATATTAGACAATGTATTATTGACGAATATAAAAATTATAAAATTGATAGTTATAACGGACGTAAAGTTTACAAATTTATGATGAAACACGAAATTGGTGGAATGTTAGAAAATATGCAAACATTTAGAGATAATATGAGTCGTTTAGCTTAATGGCTCATAAACGTGGTTGGTCACAAGGTGAATTTAATTTAAAACACCATAAAAAATACATTGGATCTAAAACTCCAATATACCGTTCTTCTTACGAGGAACGGGCTTTTAATTATTGTGATTGGAATGAAAATGTAGTTCGTTGGGCATCTGAACTAATTGAAATTCCATACTATTTTGCCTTTGATCAAAAGAACCATAAATACGTGACCGACATATACATGGAAGTTAAAACCAATAATGGTAAAATAGTTAAATACGTTGTGGAAATTAAACCTAAATCCCAAAATGTATTTGATGAAAATTACAAAACGCCTAAACCACCAAAGAAAAAAACTACAAGAGCTTTAGCTAATTATAGACATAAAATAGTAGAGCAAGAACGCAACAAAGCAAAGTGGTTAGCGGCAATTGATTTCTGTAAAAGACGTGGGTATATATTTAAAATAATGACAGAAGAAGATCTGTTTTAAAACATTTAAGGAGAATTTATGAGTATTGAAGCTCTACAAGAATATACTAGAGTAGCGAAATATGCTAGATATAATAAAGAAGAAGGAAGACGTGAGACTTGGGCTGAACAAGTTAATCGGGTAATGGATATGCACAAAGTTCAGTATGCTGGTGTGTTTGAAGATATTAGAGAAGACTGGGAATATGCAAGAACTGCTGTTTTGAAAAAGCAAGTACTTGGATCACAAAGAGCACTTCAATTTGGTGGACAAGCAATTCTTGATAAAAACGAACGGATGTATAATTGTACTTACTCTTATGCTGATAGAATACGTTTTTTCCAAGAGTTTATGTACTTATGTTTATGTGGTTGTGGTTGTGGATTTAGTGTACAGACACATCATATTGATAAACTGCCAACTATTGTACAAGAAAAACGTTCAAATGCAGAGATTTTTGCAATTGAAGATTCAATTGAAGGTTGGGCAGATGCAATTGGAGCACTAGTAAGTTCATACTTTACTGGTACAGAATTTAGTGGTAAAAAACTTATTTTTGATTATTCTTTAATTCGTCCAGCAAATTCAATTATTCATTCAAGTGGAGCAAAAGCACCTGGTCCAGATGGTTTGAAATTAAGTATTGATAAAATTGTTGAATTGTTAGATTCATGTATTGACGCAGGACAAGAGAAACTTAAATCAATTAATGTATATGACGTTTTGATGCATTGTGCTGATGCAGTAGTTTCAGGTGGTATTAGACGTGCTGCTACAATTTGTTTGTTTTCTAAAACAGATGACGATATGATGAAAGCTAAAACTGGTTCATGGTTTATTGATAATCCACAACGTGGTAGATCCAATAACTCAGTATTGTTAGTTAGAAAAGATACAAACAGAAAAGAATTTGGCGAAATAATGAAATCAGTTCAAGAATTTGGTGAACCTGGATTTGTATTTGCAGAAGATACTGAAGCAGGATATAATCCTTGTGTTGAAATTGGTTTGTATGCACATCACCCAATTACTGGTGAGAGTGGATGGGAATTTTGTAATCTTTGCGAAATTAACATGAAGAAATGTAAAACAAAAGAAGAATACTTTGCTGCGTGTAAAGCTGCAAGTATCTTAGGTACTTTCCAAGCAGGTTATGCAAATTTCCCATACCTTGGCAAAGTTACAGAAGATATTGTTAATAACGAAGCTTTGATTGGTGTTTCAATGACAGGAATGATGGACACTCCAGATATTGCATTTGATCCTAAATTGCAAACTGCAGGAGCCAACGTTGTTAAAGAAAATAATAAAAGAGTTGCTAAGTTAATCAACATTAATCAAGCAGCAAGAGCAACGTGTGTGAAACCAGCAGGAACAACTTCTTGTATTTTAGGAACTTCCTCAGGAATCCATCCACATCACGCCAAACGTTATATGAGAAGAGTGCAAGCAAATCATTTAGAATTGCCATTAAAATACTTTGAAACATTTAACCCAAAAGCAGTTGCCGAGTCAGTTTGGGATCCAAATGGTGTAACTAAAGTGGTATCATTTTTATGTGAAGTTCCTAAAGGCGCTAAAACTAAAAATCAAATCAATGCTTTAAACTTGTTGGATTATGTTAAACTTACTCAACAAAATTGGGTTGCTGGTGGTAAAACTAAAGAACTTTGTGCTCAACCTTGGTTAGATCATAATGTATCAAATACTATTAACGTTCAACCAACTGAATGGGAAGAAGTAACAGACTTTATTTACAATAATAGAAAGTTTTTTGCAGGTATTTCTTTAATTCCTATGTCAGGTGATAAAGATTATCCACAAGCACCATTTACTACAGTTTATACTCCAAAAGAAATTGTAAAGGAATATGGTGACGGTTCATTAATGTCAAGTGGTTTAATTGTTCATGCACATAATGCGTTTAATGATAATTTGTGGTCAGCTTGTGATACTGTATTGGGAATTGGTGAAAAACTTGATCCTAACGATACATTACCATCAATTATTGAAAAAATTAAATGGGTTGATAGAGCCGTTAAATTTGCAAATAGTTATTTTGATGGTGACGTAAAACGCATGACTTATTGTTTGAAAGATGTAAATAATTGGAAAATGTGGTGTGATTTGCAACGTGAATATGTTGATGTTCCTTGGGATGAATTTTTTGAGGAAGATGACAATACTAAATTATCTGAAACTGTTGCTTGTGCGGGCGGTCAATGTGAAACTAGTTTAGAAATTTAAATTCAAGTTAGTTTAAAATAAAATTACGCTGGTGTTTCTTATGAAACCCAGCGTTCTTATTCATGAAAGATATGAGAAAATAATGAAAAAT